CTTTCAATCCTTTGGGGAAATACACGAACGGAGAGATCCACAATGCCGTGGGGGTCTCTGGTTTCCCTGAAGTGAATGCGGACGAGGATGTCAGAATGTCCTGGACGCGTTGTCTGAATTCAGATGAGCCTGTCCAGGTTTTGATTAACGCCCACTGGGGGACCGTCACTCCTCGCGGCACGAATATTGTGACGGCCCTGGATTCTCCCTTGACGAGGGAACCCGGATGCCACGACTTGTCTTATTCCCTTGACGTGCCAGACGAGGTGGTTGAGAGAACCAAGGAGCTGGAGAAGGAAACGGGGCGGACTGTGGTTTGGCAGATCAAGGGTTCGGACACTCCCATTGATGGTAGTGGGAACAGGGGAGCCATCAAGTATTGGGAGATTGAGCCCTTGGTTGTGAATGTTTCCCCGTGACCTAGTGGTATCCTTGACTCATGGATGATGATGAACTTTGCGGATGCGACCTGGATTTCTGTGATCCTTCTCAGATTTCCTCCGACGATGACTTGACAGCCTTGGTCCTGTTTGCTGATGTCAACTTCCTAGACCCTGAAGCCGTTCAGGCCAGGGTAGCTGAATATGAAGCCCTGAGCGCTGTAGGGGCACTCTGATGGGGTGGGACCAGAGCATAGCCAGCAAGCTGAGAGCAGCTGGCCTCAACGTCGTAGAAGTGGCTGGGTGGCAGACCAGAGGTTCAGCTTCCTTCAACCCTAGAGGGTTTGTCAGGCACCATACTGCTGGACCTGCCGCAGGAAATGCCCCTTCTTTGAACATCTGCATCTATGGCCGCTCCGGGCTTCCAGGGCCGCTCTGTAACGTTTTCCAGGCCAGAGACAACACCATCTATGTTGTAGCAGCGGGGCGGGCGAACCACGCAGGAGCGGGCTCCTGGAGGGGTCTCAGCGGGAACTCCAGTGTCTACGGCATTGAGGTGGAAAACACCGGGACCGGAAGTGAACCCTGGCGAGAGGATCAACTTGAAACAACCGCTAGAGTTTGCGCCGCGTTGATGCCTAACATTGAGATGAACTGCGAACATAAGGAGTGGGCACCTAGAAGGAAGCCTGATCGTTTCGCTGTCGATGGCAACGTTGAGCGGGAGCGCATGAAGAAGTACCTTGGGGGCGGTGGACCAGTGGCCCCCCCTGTGGACCTTGTAGCTATTGCCAATGCCATCAAGGAAGCACGTACCCACACCCTAAGGGAGGGCGACAAGGGCGATGCAGTGAAGTGGCTGCAAGCCGGAATCAACAATCTTTCTGGCAGGGGGCTCGTTGTGGACGGTGATTTCGGTCCCGCTACAGCTCAAGCCGTGAGAGATCTTCAAAAGTTCGTTGGACTACCTGTCACCGGGGTGGCCGATAGTGCTGTCTGGAGCCTCCTCTACGACAAGCAGACCCAAGCCCCCCCAGCAGACCCCCAAGCTGGCTTCAAAGCTCTTCTAGAGAGTCTAGCGGCCTCCGCTAGAGGCAAGCAGACTCTGCGACGTGGCGACCGTGGTCCTGCTGTTGCTGATTTGCAGCAACATTTGACCGATAACGGGTTCAGGACAGGGGTTGATGGGGTTTTCGGTAGGGGGACTGAAGCAACCCTCAAGAACTACCAGAGGTCCAGGAATCTGGGGGCGGATGGGGTGGCCGGGTACAACACTTGGCTCGCCCTTTTGGCTGACGCCCTCAAGAGATCCGCTAGATAGTTACAGTTTCGTTTCAAAACGAAGACAGAGCTGTTACAATACTCTTCATGAGTATCAAAACAGCCATTTTGACGTTGTTCATCTTCCTAACTGTCGCACTTGGGTCGGCCTGCACGCCTCACGAGGTCCAGCTTTTCCAAACGCTAGCGCCCCACCAGCAAGATGCGGTGGTGACGCACATCCAGTCGCGTCCAGGCTCAAGCCGGGATTGCTATGAGGCCATTGACAGGCACTGGCCTGCTGCCTCTCGTTCTTGGGCTAGGGGGATCGTCTGGCGCGAGTCGCGCAACAGCCCCAGTGCCGCCAACAAGGGAAGCTCGGCACGCGGCTGCTGGCAGCTTCTACTGGGGACACATTCAGGGAGGTTCCATAAGCTGGGATTCAGCCCCACCCAGTGGGCTAATCCCGACGTGAACACTTTAGTTGCCCTTGACCTCTACCGGGAGGCTGGCACTAGTCCGTGGAATCTCTAACTACTTCCTGTAGATTCTGAAGGTAAGCTAGTCTCATGAGACTAGGGCTCGATCTGGACGGATGCATCTACAACTTCGTGGACGATTTTCTTGGGGTCCTTCGATCAGAGTCCTACTTTGAGGCGAAGGATGTAGATGATCCTGGAAACGGGTGGGACCCCCCAGTCTATGGGTTCTTCAGAGAGTTGAAGATGAAGCCTGAGGAGTTTGGGAGGTGGCTCAACTTCGGAATCAGCAAACGTCAGCTTTACCGCAATGGCCAACCTTACCCTGAGGCTATTGAAGTCATCCGAGGCCTTCGCCTGAAGGGTCACACCATCCACATCATCACCCACCGTACCTTTGAGGGCAGGGGTGTGCATAACACGATGGACTGGCTCCAGAAGTCTGGCCTAGAGTTCGATTCCATAACCTTTTCCGAAGACAAGACTCTCGTGGGGGTCGACCTTCTTCTCGATGACTACGAGAAGAACTGGAAAGCTGCCCAGGATCAAGGAATAGAGTGCGTCTTGATGTCCCACTCATACAACGAGCATGTCACTGCGGCCACGCGTGTTGACGGGTGGGTTCAGTTTGGCCAAATCGTAGAATTGGTGTACGATCTATTCTGAACGGGGTTCCGTAGTTCAATGGGAGAACACTGGTTTCATAAGCCAGGCACGAAGGTTCGATTCCTTCCGGAACCACTCCAAGTCTTGTAGATTGAAGGTCTACCCTTGATGTTGATGGATATCAACAACTACAAGTCTTGTTCTCGGTGCGGAGAGTTTCTCCCTCGCACTGGAGAATTCTTCCACTTCCAGAAGGACAGTCATGATGGGCTGAAGGGGGAGTGTAGGCTTTGCGCCAATGAGCGCAGGCGGTCCCACACGTATAAGCACAAGAAGGCTTCAGTGTCTGAGCCTTCAAAGCCCCTGAGGTCCGGAAGGGTAGCTGCTCTCCCGGCAGACCCCAAGAAGTGCACCCTGTGTGGAATCGAGAAGCCTGACGACGCCAAACACTACCAGAAAACTGGACGCAGGATAAGTCGAATTTGCTTGGATTGCTTGACTGAAGGAAAGAACAGCTCTCCCGCCCCAAAGGAGCCCGAGAAGAAGAAGGAGCCCGGAGGCAGAAGTCAAGCAGAGAGGGAAGCTCAATACTCGGCCCAAAGGGCGAGGTACATCAAGACGATAGGACCCGTGCCCTTGTGTGAGTGTGGCTGCGGCCAAGAGGTTAGAGTCCACACCGGGCTGAGGGTCTCCAGTACCCTTAAGGGGCACCGCAAGCCCGTTCCTGATCCAGGCATGATCTTCAGAAAGGATTTCGTTGAGGTTGTCCATAACTTGCGTTCTCACCTAGGGTTGACGTGGGGGCAGATGGCGGAGATCATGGGAGTTAGCGACAACCGCTTCTCCTCTCTGGTGTTCCAATACAAGGATCATTCCCAGTCAAGCGAGGAGATGATTCTTGACTTACTTCGACCCTTCTTGTTCCTAGAGGGCCTGAGTGGGGCAACCTTCCCCCCAAAGAGCACAGGAGCCAATGCGGGGGATGGACATTGGACAAGACACAAGGGGGATGAGTATGTGGAGCTAGCTCCACTACGCCAAAGAATCTTCGACCTGAAGGAAGAACTGGACACCTCTTGGCCGAAGCTTGCCAAGTTCATGAACATGGATAGAAGGATCCTGCAAGATTTCTTCGATGAGCGGAAGAAGATGGTTTCCATTGAGCGATACAACTTCTTCACTAAGCAAATTGGGCTCATCCAGTCCCTTTCCACTGAACGAAAGAGAGAGCTGTTCTCCTCGGAATTCAACAAGCCGAGCACCTTGGACAACATTCCCCGAGAAGATTTCATTCGGTTTGTCGAAACGTTCAAACGCAACTTCTCAATCGGGACGACCAAGGAGGTGGCTGACATCATGGGTATCAATGATGCCACGCTCAGGGGACATTTGACCCGTCGTGGGTCGACAATCAGGAAGTCCTCCTACGACAAGATGATAACCCCTCTAAAGGAATGGGCCGCTCGTAAGGAGCTACACCGAAACAAGGCTTACAGCGAGATCGACGTTCTCTACGGGGTCTCGGATGTTGCAGAGAGAAGAAGGCAGAGGATTCAGGAGAGGGAGTATGCCAGCTAGCAAGTTTGTTGAAGCGCGCAGGGTCCAGATGCTTGAGTCCGGAGAGCTACCTCTTTGTGCCTGCGGGTGTCTGGAGTTTGTGAACCTCAAGAGCGACTACAGACCGGCCAAGTTCATTCGCGGGCACAGGGTAAGTAGATGGGATGACCTTGACACGATCGACATTCAGACCTTCAGGAGGGCTTTGTTTGAGCTTAAATCCAAGAAGGGTTGGAGTCTCGCTACCTTGGCAGACAGAGGGGGGCTTTCCTTGGACCACCTGTCCTCGCTGCTCTACGATAAGAGGAAGCGTCGGGTAACGAAGGATCTGGCAGAGAATTTCCTACGTCGTTGCGTTGGACTTCCGGCTGCCCCTTCCCCCCGAGACAGGAAGGCCACGGAGGCACGCATCAAGATTGATTCTGTGGCTTCTCGGAGGAGTTCGCCTGCCTACAATCTCGACTACGTTCCCCCCACTGTATAATGGCCGTCGTGGTAGAAAAAGACACTCTTGAGGTAGTCATCTCCGATGATTATCGTGTAGCTCGGATCATCATGAAGGATGATTGGCAGTGGACTCCGCAAAGGATAAAGAAGGCTGTGGTGGTGGCCAGGACAGTGGATATTGACAGGTTGAGGAACCTGAATGGAGCCCTGGTTTACTTTGCTGGATACCCGGAATGCTTCGAGTCCATTCTTTCGGCCCTAAACAATGGTTTCTATCCGGTGGGCAACCCCTTCAAGGGTTCTACTGTGGACACTAGTCTTCTAGGTTCTCGAACTGCTCCCTGAGCGACTCTAGAGCCTTCGCTAGTCCCCCGTTGACAAACTCGGCTACCATGTCGCCAGGGACAGCCATCTGATCTACGTCGACAGGGATGAGGTTTTCTCCGTCGTCAAGGTACACGATTGGCAACACCAACAGTTGAGCTACTCGCATTTTCTTTGACATAAGGAGAGCCTACCAATGAAGGAAAAGATCCTGTCATTAACGAAGGACGATTTCGAGTGGAAAGCCATCAGGTCCGGAGGGCCTGGCGGACAGCATCGAAACAAGGTCGCTACAGGCATCAGGGTTTTCCATCGACCGTCTGGAGCTAAGGCTGAGGCCACGGAGGAAAGATCACAGTTCCTCAATCAGCGAAAAGCCTTCCAGCGCATCACGTCGGACCCTACCTTTAAGTTGTGGTTGAAGATAACTGCACAGAAGCTGACGGGGATTCCCACACCTGAAGAGATGGTGGAAAAGTCCTTGAGGCCCGAGAACCTCAAGATTGAGACGAGGAACGACAGTGGGAAGTGGGAGGAAGTGGATGCCGTCGATTTGGGGGTATGAATTGACAGCCCCCCTGGCTCCCATCGCTGGGAGGGCAGAGTTCGTTGAATGGCTTGATGTGGTTAGTGATGCAAGCTCTAGGTGTTTCAGCCTAATTCTCAAGAGTAATCGTGAGCTTGAGTTGAATCTGTTTGTGGTAGATGAGAACGGGAGGCCCATTTGCCGGGACGAAGGAGAAGGCAGTCCCTCTGCCGTTTCAGAATCTGTTCTCCTTAAGCTAGACTCAGAACCACCCGCAAGCGTTAGGGAATTTCTTCGTGCAAGCCTGTTTGACGTGCGCCCAACTTAAGGATAGGGCCTACCTGTCCATGATCCACCGGAAGCTGACAAGCATCTTTGAGGCTTCCCCGTGTAGTCTGTGTGGAGAGACGGACGTCAGGCTTCTAGTCTTTGCTGGGGGTTCCAAAGTCTACGAAATGATAGCGGCTCAAGAACCCTGGGTGCAGGTCAACAGGGAAATTCAGAAGTACGATGTTACCTGCGCCAACTGTTTCCAGATCATGCTGGCAGAGAAGGTGGGGAGGTGGGGCATCCCATCCCCTGATTCAATCTCGTAGATCGGGGTGCTACACTGTGGTCTTCCCAACTTACACATGACTATTGCGGAGGTAGATATGAACGGGAATCTCATCACCCTAGTTGGAAACCTTACGGGGGATCCTGACGTCAGGTTCACGTCAGCGGGGAAGGCTTACGCCAAGTTCTCCATTGCTGACAACTTCTCGTACAAGAAGGGCGACGACTGGGAGAAGAAGACATCCTTCTTCGACTGCACTGCCTGGGGCGATATCGCTGAGAACATCGCTGAGTCTCTGACCCAGGGTGCGCGAGTCATCGCTTGCGGTCGCGTCGAGCAGCAGAACTGGGAGACAGAGGGGGGCGAGCGTCGATCCAAGCTTGCCGTCGAGATCGATTCGATCGGTCCTGATCTCCGATTCGCTGTTGCCGAGGTCACCAAGATCGAGCAGGAGGGCTCCCCTGCCCCCAAGCGGTCCAAGAGCGACAGTGGCAGCAGGGGAACCAAGCGTGGCTCTCGTCGCCAGGAGGAGTACGACGACGAGGAACCCTTCTGAGTAGAAGTTAGTGGTGGCGGGGTGCGAGTTTAGGGGGTGGGTTCACTTGGGTGGCCCATCCCCTAAACTATTTACATGGCCACACTTGTCACTCAACAGATTTCTGGAACCGGACTGAGTCCCATTTACCTGGCAGCTTCCGCATCTGGAGATAAGGTTGCTCCCGATGCACGCACTTTCCTCCATGTGGCTTGTGCTGGCGCTTCAGCTTCAGTTACGGTTACCGTGACGGATACGATGACGGCAGAGCCTGCGGGGGCTGCTAGTTTCGATCCCGATCTTCAGGTTGTCATTGAGCCGGGTGGAGGTCGATTCATCGGACCCATTAATGCTGAAAGGTTCATGAATCAGCTCGGGTTTGCTGACATTTCGTATGACGAAACCTATGGCGTTGAAGTGGCAGCCTTCAGAGTGTGAATTATTCCATTTCTGAGCGTATTCTTGTAAAATGTTCAAATGGAAACGAAGCAGTGTTCAGCTTGCGGGATAGAGAAGGACCTGCTCAGCTTTCACAGGGATTCTAATCGTCCCGATGGGCGCAGGAGCGCCTGCAAAGATTGTCGGTCACAGAAGAACGCACGGCCAGGGAGGGCCGTTCTCCCCCCTGTTGAACCACCTCCAATGGACAGGGGTGACCTGATGAAGCTAGCTAGAGCTAGGGCTATCAAGGATACAGTAGAGTCCAACTTTCCTGAGTTTCAGAGAAGGTACGCTGACCATTTGAGGAAGCTTGAGCTACAACGGGTTTGGCATTCCTTGAACTGAACCAGGCCGCTTCTTGAAGAATGAGCTTGTACTCTTTCCCTCATGGCAATCATCGCTCTTTCAGGCTACGCCCGCAGCGGTAAGGATACTATCGCTGACCATCTTGAGTCCCTAGGGTGGCATCGGGCAGCCTTTGCTCAGACCTTGAGGGCTTCTCTGGAGGCACTAAACCCGATTATCACTTCAAGCGACGAGGGGTTTCTTAGGTACAGGGACATCCTTGGACTTGTTGGATATGAGGCAGGCAAGGAGATCTACCCTGAGTTCCGTGAGCTTTTGCAGCGAATGGGGACCGAAGTGGGGCGCAACCTGTTGGGTCAGAACATTTGGGTGGAGGCAACCATGAAGAGAATTCAGGAGGCACCAAGTGGAACGTCCTGGGTGCTTACTGATTGCAGATTTCCGAACGAGTTTGAGGCAGTTAAGGCTGCTGGTGGCTCCGTTTGGAGGGTTGTCCGCCCAGGCATAGAGGCAGCTAACCAGCATCCAAGTGAGGTTGCCTTGGATGCTGCTACATTTGACGCTGTCCTCCTTAACGACAGCACCATAGAGGTTCTGTTTGAGCAAGTCGACTACTATCTCGGGTTGCTCTGATGGCCTCAGCCCCCTACGATAAGGATGCGGAGAGGGCTGTCCTGGGAGCTATCCTCGTTTCTGATAGCACCCTACCGGAGGTAGCGGATTTGGTGGAAGTCGATGACTTCTACATCCCTTCCAACAAGAAGCTCTATTCGTGCATGCTGGATATCTACAAGGCCAGCGGGGACGTCAATCCCATTACAGTTCACGACGCTTTGAAGTTCGCTGACGCTTCGGATGGTGGTGGTGGGCCAGACTGGCCAAAGGAGCTTGTGGGCCTCCAGACGGCCGCTCCTGTCCTTTCTCAGGCTTCATCCTATGCCAAGATCGTCCGCAACAAGGCCGTCCTTAGGAGGCTACTGGAGGCGAGTCGGGAGATTCAGGAACGGTGCCTCTTGAGTCCCTCCCTCATTGATGACCTCGTGCAGGATGCCGAGAGTCTAGTTTTCGAGGCTTCAGCCAGAGTGCAGACCTCATCGCTGGAGGAAGCCGGGGATGTTCTAGCCTCCACTTTCGATAACGTCGCTGATTCCTGGTTGTCTCCCGGTGGAGTTGTAGGTGTTCCTACGGGCTACAAGGACATTGACTATAAATTGAGTGGCCTCAGAAGGGGGGCCTTGGTTGTTCTTGGTGCCAGGCCAGGCATGGGTAAATCTGCCCTAGCTTTGAACATTGCTTCTCACGTTGCCATAGACTTGAACCTTCCCGTTCTGTATTTCAGTATCGAGATGCAGAACGAAGAAATCCTCAGTAGGCTTTTGACCAGCATCTCTCACGTCAATTTTTCTTCCAGGGATGGACGGAAACTCGTTCTTTCCTCAAAGGATTGGATTGACTTGAATGAGGCTGCCCAGAAGGTAGCAGCGGCCCCATTGCTGTTTGATGATTCGTCTGAACCAACTGTTCTTGATGTCATGTCTAGGGCGAAGAAGGTTCAGGCGAAGTATGGACAGCTAGGATTGATTGTGGTGGACTACTTGCAGCTCATGCGATCCTCGGGTCAACGCGAATCGAGGCAGCTTGAGGTTTCCGAGATTTCCAGAAAGCTGAAGACGGTAGCCAAAGACCTGAATTGCCCAGTGCTGGCTCTTTCTCAGCTTTCTAGAGGTCTTGAAGGCAGGCAGAACAAACGCCCCATGCTCTCAGACCTGAGAGAGTCTGGGGCCATCGAACAGGATGCTGACGTAGTTTCCTTCCTGTATCGTGACGATTACTACAACGAAGATTCGGAAGACAAGGGTTTTGCTGAGCTGATTATCAGCAAGCATAGGCAGGGCTCCATGGGAACCCTCAAGCTTGGTTGGCTCCCAAATCAGATGAGATTCGCAACACTGGCGCGTGGCGAGTAGCTACACTAGGCGTTCGTGATAGCATCGACTAGACGAGAGGTAAGCATGCCTGAAAGCATAGACTTCTACAAAGAGTCCAGCCTTGAAGCAGGCCGCTCTGGGACACACAACGTGAACGGCTTGGTGGCCCTCCTGCTGGAGATGGATGAACCTGAACGGTCCTCCCTGCTCCGGGCGCTGTACGATCCGAAGATTCCAGCCAAGGTCATTTTCCGAGTCCTTCAGAAGAACGGGTATAGCGTTTCTTACGATCAAGTCAGGCGCTTCGTCAATGCAGAGGCCTGGATACCACCAGAACTACGATTCGAGGAGAGTCATGAGTCTCAGTGAAGACCTAGACCAGGCCACAGCTGGCCTTGACGAAGTGCCAGTCGAGAAATTTGAAAAGGTCAAACTGGAAAACAGGAACTTGAAGACCCGAACGGGTCGCCTGGAGAAGCAGATTGCCGACCTAGAGGAATTTGTTGACCAGCTGGTCACTATAGATGAGGCTGAGCTGGAAGTTCCGAAGTGGACCCTGCCGAAGGCAAACAAGAATCACTCCAAAGCTATTGCCACTTTGATGATTTCCGACTGTCACTTTGACGAGGTGGTCAACCCTGACGAGATCGAAGGGCTCAATGCTTACAATCGTGAGATTGCCCAGCAGCGCCTCAAGAGGTCATTCGAGAAGACGATCATGATGACGGATCGGTACTTCACCGGATTCGATTACGAAGGGCTAAACCTGTTCCTGGGCGGAGACATGGTCACCGGAACCCTTCACGACCTAGCAGAAACCAATGAAGCTCACCTTCCTGAAACTGTACTGTTCTGGTCAGAGGAGCTGTCTGCTGGAATTGAGATGATGGTTGAAAGATTCGGGAAGGTTCATGTTTCTGGCGTGGTGGGCAATCATGGTCGCCTGACCTTGAAGCCAAGAACCAAGGGGCGAGTTAGGGACAACGTAGATTGGCTCATCTACAAGCTCCTCGAACGTGAGTTCCGCTCCGATGATCGAGTGACCTTCCAGATCCCTGAGTCAGCAGACTGCATGGTTCCGATCTACAACACAACCTACAGGTTGACTCATGGTGATCAGTTCAGGGGCGGGAACGGGATTGCCGGTATCGCAACAGCGATGGTGAGGGGAGATGCCCGCAAGCGCAAGCTTTCAATGGACACCGGACGACATTACGATGTGCTTGTTATGGGGCACTTCCATCAGCTTACCCATTACAAGTCGATCATTGTCAACGGAGCGAACAAGGGGTACGATGAGTACGCTTACTTGAATGGCTTCGAGTTTGAGCCCCCACAGCAGGCCTTCTGGGTAACGACCCCGACGAATGCCATTGTATGCAATGCCCCCATCCTCACTATGGACCGAAAGAAGGAAAAGTGGTAGACCCTGATGACGTTGCCTTCATTTGCCTGGATCTAGAAACTACGGGCCTGTCTCCCGACACGGAATGGATTCTAGAGGTGGGCATTACTGTGGCCGACAAGGAACTACATGAACTTGCATCGTTTGAATCCTTGGTGTGGCCGGGTGATGCTGGCCCACTGGACAACCTGGACAGGGTTGTTCGATACATGCATCAGGAGAGTGGACTCCTGTCAGAACTACTTGAGGGCGGAGAAGAGGTCCCAACAGCTGATGTTGTGGAATCGAGAGCCCTGGATTGGCTCAAGTCTTTTGGACTCCCTCCGGGGAAGTTCCCGCTCATGGGAAGCACTGTTCATTTTGACAGAGCCTTTTTGAAGGTCCACATGCCTGACCTGGAGTCCTTTTTCCACTATAGGAACATTGATGTCTCCTCCATCAAGGAGATTTCCAAGGTCTGGCACCCAAACGATGGATGGGTGGGCTCCAAAGAGAAGAGGCATAGGGCCTTGGATGATGTTTCCTCCACCATTGAAGAAGCCTCCTTCTATTATGAGAAGTTCTTCAACGGATACAGCGAGGGTCAGTGATGCCAAGGTATGCCTACATTCTTTCCGCCACGAAGGGCGATGTCCTAGTAAAGGACGAGAATGGCGAGACCTTCGCTGTCGCTTCGACTCTAGAAGAAGCACTTGTGAAGCGTGACGAATACGACGCTTTGAGGAACCTTCCCGATCTCAGCGATCGTGTTCATCCTGAGAGATAGCTCAGAGCCAACATCTCTCCACTTGAAATTGGAGGGTTAGCCAGATTCCTGGAACTCTCCATGCTATAGTCAATTCCTGTCCACCCCCCCCTACCAGATTTAGGTTTCAGTGTCAGAGTTCCTTTCCTTTCGTCTTTCAGATTCCTTTGTTGAGCAGTACGCTAACAAGTCCATTCCGTGGGGGTTTAACATCCACGAAGGCCTGAGCCTAGGGGAACTGACCTACATCAGCAAGTACTCAAGGATCAAGGATGACGGGACCAAGGAGCGCTGGCACGAAACTTGCCGTAGGGTAGTCGAGGGCATGTTCTCAATCCAAAAGGATTGGTGCAGGGGTCAGCGGACACCCTGGAATGACCACAAGGCCCAGAAGGCTGCCCAGGACGCTTACGACCGGATGTTCAACTTCAAGTGGACCCCTCCCGGTCGAGGCATGTGGGCCATGGGCACAGAGATGACTGTTGGAAATTCCAACTCAGCCCCCCTGTACAACTGCTTCGATGGGGAAACCCTGGCTTTGACCACTAGAGGCTGGAAGACCCTAAGAAGCCTCTCTGGCACCACGCCCACTCTGTTGAGCAGGGGGGGTAAGTGGATTGAAGCCCCAGTTTCCTCTTTTGGAGAGGAGGAGCTATGGGAAGTTACGGTCAAGAGGGCGGGAGAGACCCTCTCATTCCTGACTACAGAAAACCACCGTTGGTTCGTCAAGGGCAAGCAGGAATCAGGTGGTTCCAGCGCTGACTACAGAGAGGTTTCGACTCGCGACCTGAGGCCAGCACATGTACTTCAGGAGGTGTACGAGCAAGGAGTTAACTCGACTTCGGAGGAATCCTGGACCGTTGTCAATGTTGAGTGCACGGGCAGGAGGGCGGAAGTTTTCTGTGCTACCGTCCCGGATGAAGCTGCATTTGTAATCGAGGGCAACATTCTCACAGGAAACTGCGCCTGGATTTCGACAGAGAAAATCACTTCGCACTCCAAGTACGAAGCAACCCTTCCATTTGTGAGGCTCATGGACATGAGCATGAATGGCATTGGGGTTGGGTTCGATACGAAGGGCGCTGGCAACATCACCCTTCATGAGCCGAGTGGCGAGCCTGAAGTTTTTGTTGTCCCAGATACGAGGGAGGGGTGGGCCGACTCCGTGGGACACCTACTGGTGACATTTTTCTTGGCAGGGCAGAAGCCAGTCGAGTTCGACTACTCCTTGGTGAGGCCCGCTGGAGCCCCCCTCAAGACCTTCGGAGGTACGGCCTCAGGACCAGGCCCTCTCCAGAGCTTGCACGAATCAGTGAGAAGGCTTCTCTCTGATCGCGAGGGGGAACCTCTAACCTCGCGTGACATTGTCGACATTCAGAACCTGATTGGAAAGGCAGTCGTTGCAGGAGGAGCGCGTCGCAGTGCTGAACTCGCACTCGGGTCACCCGACGACGAGGATTACATCAACCTGAAGAACTGGAATCTTCCAGAGAACGCTGAACGCACTGGCCCGGACGGTTGGAGCTGGAATTCCAACAACTCTGTTGCGGCCGAAGTTTCTACTGATCTTTCCCACATCATCGAGTCCAACATCGTGAACGGTGAGCCTGGAATTGTCTGGCTTGACGTTGCCAGGAGCCGTGGGCGGCTGGCTGATCCTCCCGACAACAAGGACTATAGGGTCACTGGGGTTAACCCTTGCGTGACTGGCGATACATGGGTCCTGACCAGTAATGGGGCGAGGAAGGTAGTAGACCTTCTGGATTCCCCGTTTACAGCGGTAGTTGATGGTCAAGAGTACGCTTCTCCAACCGGGTTCTGGAAAACTGGTGAAAAGGATGTGTTCAAGGTCGTGTTCACGGACGGTCGCGAACTCAGGCTGACGGACAATCATCAGCTGCTCCGAGCGGATGGCCAGTGGGTTGAGCTGGCGGACTTGGAGGCTGGCGATGCCATCAAGGTGCATCGTCACGGGTCTTATTCTTGGGATGGCCCTGGGTCAGAATCGGAGGGCTACATGCTTGGCCACCTTATTGGTGACGGCACTTTCGATGACGCCAGAGCGTACCTGGCATGCTGGCCAGATCATGACAATGGGTCTGGTGCAGTTATGGCCACTCTCCTTGAGGACGTTGAGGCTCTTGGGGTTGGACCGACCTTCAAGGGCTGGGTCAAGACTTCTAACCAGTATCGCTTGGGTACTGCTGGACTGACTAACCTGGCCGACAAGTTCGGAGTTTTCAGGGGCAACAAGACGATTACAGACAAGATCGAAGAGGGGTCCAGTGATTTCACGGCTGGCGTGCTGGCTGGCCTGTTTGACACGGATGGATCAATTCAGGGGACGCAAACTAAGGGTGTTTCCGTTCGCCTGACATCAATTGACAGGGATATGCTCGGGGCAGCTCAAAGGATGCTTGGACGCCTTGGAATCAACAGCACGATCTATTTCCGCAGGGAGACTTCTGAGGTCCTCTTGCCTGATGGTCGGGGGGGCAGCGCCCTTTACCAGAGGCAACCCCTTTGGGAACTGATTGTATCAAGGGAGAACCTCTCCGTTTTCGCTGATCGTATCCCAATGAGGAACCCAGTGAAGGCAGCCAAGCTTAGGGATAGGCTCGCTGCCTACAATCGTCCACTGCACAGGGATTCATTTGAATCGGTTATCGCTGCTATTGACCCAGATGGAACCGAAGAGGTTTACGATGCTACAGTTGAAGGCGTCCATGCCTTTGATGCTAATGGTCTCTGGGCGCATAATTGCGCTGAGATCCCCCTGGAATCTCATGAATTGTGCTGTGTCTCGGGCGAGACTCGAATCCAGACGAAGACTGGAGCCCCCCGCATTGAGGATGTTGTGGATCAGGAGGTCGAGGTCTGGAATGGTGAATCCTGGTCGAAGGTGAGGCCCTTCCTGGCAGCCCACAACAAGGCTCTCTACAGGGTCACGCTCAGTGACGGCAGCCAGCTCGATGTGACCGATAATCATGAGTGGTCAGCTAAGCGCCCCACCGAGCGCTCATTCAAGAAACTGTCCACACTTGAACTTGAGCCGGGAATGGACCTGCCAAACTTTGCATTGGAGTTCAAGTCAATTGGGGAGCATTTCGAGCATGCCTACCTGCGGGGGTTCCTCGCTGGAGACGGGTTCATGGATGGAGACCAGGCGCTAGCCCTCGTGCAGGAGCCAGAGTCTGAGGTCCTACTCCCAGCACTAGCGGGAGTAGAGAGAGCGTGGCAGCACCCAGAGGGTTATTCGCATCCCTTCACGAGGGTGAACGTCTCCGAGTACATTTCCAGTGAAGAGGGCAGACGGCTTAGGAACTCCAGCGAGGGCCTCCCAGATGAAGTGTTCCAATGGGATGCTGACTCTGTGGCTGACTTCATGGCTGGATGGATCGACGCTGACGGGTCCGTTCGCAGGAACCCACGGTCCCAACACCTCATCTTGCATGGTTCCGAGAAGAAGTTGCGAGACGCCCAGATTCTGCTGAGGCGTTGCGGTGTGAACGCTGCCTCAGTACATTTGGAGGCTCCAGCGGGAGCCATTACCAACAAGGGGAGACGCACGAGGGACCTGTACGCCTTGCGTATTCCAGCTCACGAGTGCGCGATGATTCCGACAAAGTTGAAGGTTGTCGAGAACCGTCCCGACGTGGGGTCCATGGAAAACAACGCTCACCCTGATGGCAGGCCTATCTCATTGATTCGAAAGCAGAAGGTCGTTTCCGTTGAGTTGGTCGATGTGGGGAGAGACACATTCTGCTTTACGGAGCCCGTGAAGCACATGGGCGTTTTTGGCAATGCCCTGACCTATCAGTGCCTTGCCGAGACGTACATCAATAATGCTGAAGGCATGGATGACTGGTTGGCTACATGTAAGGTGGCCATGTTGTACGCCAAGACGGTAACCCTACTCCCCACCCCTTGGGCCGAAACGAATGAAGTCATTGTCAGGAATCGACGCATTGGCGTCTCGACTACCGGCACTGCTGAGTTTGTTGAGAAGCAAGGTTGGGACACACTCAAGAATTACTTGTCCGAGGGGTACGAGTACCTGAAGGAAAAGGACACTCAGTACTCGGAGTGGCTTGGAGTGCGTCAGTCCATTCGCTTGACAACCTCTAAGCCTGCTGGTTCCACATCCTTGCTTGCTGGCACTTCTCCGGGGGTCCACTGGCCTACGAATGCAGGAGTCTTCTTGCGTAGGATGAGGTTCCATAGGAATGATCCGTTGGTGTCCATTCTGGAGAAGTCCAAGTTTCTTGTTGAACCAGACTTGAATGATCCAAATTGGACGGTCGTTGCGGAGTTTCCCGTGGATGGCTTGGACATGAGGTCGGAGCATGAAGTTTCGATTTGGGAGAAGGCCGAGTTGGCTGCCTTTGTGCAGATGTGGTGGGCAGACAATGCTGTATCCGTGACCGTGACCTTCAGTAAGGATGAGGCAGATCAGATCTA